GCTTGCTTGTCAGTGCTCACACGTAGATAAGCGACTGCCTTGGTCTTTGCTGGCATCTTCAACGCCACGCGCTCGTGCGGTCACATGCTGCGTGTACGGCATCAACGTCGTCCTGCGTTGGCCTGCGGTACATGCGAACGTCGTGCAGCATGTTGGCCTCGCACTCCATTTCTTCTTCGTGGAGCCGCTCCATCATTGCATCGTACTGCTTCTGACCACGCTCTTCATTCAACGGGTCGGGCATGATGAAGGCGTACACCATCGTTGCAACGATGCCAACACCAAGGGCAAACGTCACGGCAGCCCCGATTGCGTCTACTACAGTCTCTCGCGTCATGCTTCCTCCTTGCGCTAGTGCGCCCTGCTGACACCAACAGTGTAACGCGGCAGCGGTTAGCCGCGCTCCAAGGAAAAAGGTTTTATTTTGCGTTCGGGCCTGCCTGCGCCGATGCTGGCACGCCTCGTCCAGCTCTCCCGGCTGGCGTTGCCTCCCAGCTGTCCGCATACACGCAGCTCTCGGGGTCGTAGAACTGCACTACGCGCGCACCCTGTAGACCGAACTCGCTTCTGCACTTGTCCACATGCACGGCTGTCGCTGGGTTTTGCACTGCGCGACCGGGGAGGATGCGTTCAACAACGATGCCAACGTGCGCATCTTGCCGGATTGCGCTTGCCCCCTTGAGGTCACCAAGCATGACGCGCCTCTGCTGCGTTACAGACAGGTTGTTGGGGTGGCAGATAAGAACCAGCGTGACTTCACGCTGCACTGCAAACACCGCCATCTTTCGCACGGCATCTTCAATGGCGCGGCGTTCATCTTCTGCCCCGGTGGTCAAGAAGCCGAGGTGGTCAATGACTGCGAGCTTGACGCCACGGCGACGTACTGCGTAGCCAACGGCTTCAAGCACTTGCTGCGTGCCGAGTTCACCGTAGTGGTCAAGCATGTAGATTGGCAGCTGGCCCAGCTGCGCCATCGCCATCCTTCGCTCGTACTCTGTGGCATGGCTAAAATCGCCACCAAGCTGAGAGCGAAGCAGCTTCTGCACCGTACCGATAGGCCGCTGTTCAAAGCTTGTGAGCATCACGGGCACACCACGAAGAGCCTGTTCGCGTGCGACCCACGTTGTCCACGATGTTTTCCCGGCTGCCGTGTCTCCGGTGACGACCACCAAGCCCGGTCGCCAGCCGCCAACGGCTTCATCAAGCTTCGCGCTGCCAGTCGGCAAACCGCGTAGCTCTGCTGGCCGCTGTACCAGCTGTTCAATCGCGTCTGCGTAGCTGTCAACACGCACCAGCTGCACATCAAGCATCGGTGTTGCAGCATCAAGAACAGCGTGGATTGTTCTTTGCCCAACGCAAGCTTCTAGACAGTCTGCCGCGTCCTTGTGCGGCATATGAACACGACTGCATCGCTCCCTACCGAGCTTGGCTGCCAGTGCCTGCGCGCCCTCTTCACCCTTGTCGTCTGCGTCGTAGGCAATCAAGAAAGAGCGGTAGGGTTCTAGTGTGTCAAGCCATTCATCAAGCCACGTTCCAGCACCAGCCGTTCCGGTCACTACGTTTGACCGCAACCCGTACTGCCACAACGCAAGCACATCAAACTCACCTTCTGTGATGATGACTTCAGTGTCGGGGTCAGCATCAAGCTGGTGAACTCCAAACAGTGTGCTCGCTGCGCCGGGACAGCGAAGGTAGATTTTCTTGACCTGCCCCGCCTTGCACCGTTCGCACCCTGTGCCAGCGCATCGCAAACACGCGCCCGGCACGCTTCTAAAACGCATGTTCATTGCGTTGCCATGCGCGTCGAGAACTGGCAGCGCAACGTACTGCTCTAGCACACGCCCATCGCCTGCTCGCACAAGATGCGCACCTACGTTCCAGTGCTTCAGCGTTTCTTCGCTAAACCCACGGCTCTGCATGTACGCGAGCACCTGCGCACCATCATCCGACCAAAGAGCAGCCGCACATTCTGCTGGCAACTCCGGCCTCCACCCGAATGGCCCGCCCTGTTGCGGAGTGGCTGCCGTTGCCGCGCCTTGCGCGCGTTGCCGTGCCTGTTGCGCGTGCGCGTGCGCTTGCGTGGGTGCCTGTAGGGGGCGCACGGCAGGCCCGCCACGGTGCCCCGTAGTGCGCGCAACGGTGTCCTCTAGGCTGCACCACCCCTGCGATGCGCAACGCTCGCGTAGTGCTGTGCGCTGCTCCGCAGACAGGTCACGCATCCTTGCGCCTCCCCAACCAAGCGCGAGCAAGTCGATTTGGTCACCGCTGCCATCGCACCGAAAGCACCTCCAGCCTTGCCCATCCGGTCGTGTTCCGACAGGCCCGCGCCTATCGTCGCTTCCTCGCTGCTCTGCCTTGCAGAGTGGGCACGGCGTAAGGCCAGCACCTCGCGTGGCCTTCATTCCGATTGCGTCAGCTGCATTGCCAACAAGGCAACGCGCCTTCACTTCGTCAATCCACCCCATCGTTTCCGTCCGTGTCTGAAAGTAGAACGTCCATTTGTTGTTCACTAAGGTCGAGCAGGTGCTGCACATGCTGTGCGTTCAGAAGCTGGTACACGTTGTCTCCATCTTCGTTTCGCTCTGAGACGATGATGTCAGCACCAAGTCCGCGCAACTCGCTGATGCGGCTGCTGTATTTCAATGCGATTTCTGCAAGCTCATGCGTCCGAACGCCGCTTTCCCCACGCTGCATAAACAAGCGAAGCATCGTGCCAGCCTGTGTTGCAAGCCTTGCTGGCCGAGGGTCAAACGTGGTCTGCGTTCCAGCCGGGCCACGACGCCTATAGGCGGCAAGCGGCCCAAGGTCTGTTCCATCATCACCAGCTGGCTTCAACGTAGACAACCACTGCTCAACAAGCTGCAGCCTGTCTGCAAGCTTTCCAAGTCGCAACAGGTTGTCGAGGCCAAGGTACGTCCTGCGCTGGTCATTCTGCCCACGCCAAAACCGGGCCGCTGGCTCGTCAGCTTCGTAGGCGAACTGCATCAGCTGCACAAGCTGGTCTGCAGTGGCCTGCTGTAGTGCCGCGCGAATCTGACGCTGCACTGGTTCAGCGAGTACGCACGCGCCGGGTCGGGCCTGCCTTCCGCGCCACGCATCCCACACGCGCTCAATGTCTTTCGCTGGGTCGGGTGCAGACTGCCGCACAAGACCCCAGCTTCTAGGGCTAGCTCTCTTGCCTTCAGCGGTTGTTGCTACGCGACCAAGCTGTTGGCCGAGCAACGCTAGCACAAGTTCACGGGGCGGTGCAGGTCGGTCAGTGCATCGCGGAAGAGCGAGCGCGCCACTACTCGGCTGGTCGTCGTGCTGGCGTACTAGCCATGCCCATGTACGACCATCAACGCACCACAGCCCAAGCAGACCGTAACGCTCAAGCTCGCGCACACATGCCACTGCCTGCAGCCGACCAGTACCGTGGCTCATCAGAGGAACGAGCTGCGTCGTGTCCACCTGTACGATTCCATCACGGTCGGCAACAGCCTGCAGGTACAGCAATACAACGCGCTGCTCGGGACTTAGCCCAACAGTGCGAGCATCTGCCCACCATGCCGCGCGAAGCACAGTATCCCTAACCATTGTCCCTCCTGCTCTTGGCGAACGCCCGCCCGGTGCTGACTACCGGGCGGGCTACGCTTTCAACACTAGAACGGGATGTCCTCGTCCTGTTCCACAGCCGCACCGCCGCCACCGTAGGCACCGCCCCCGGTGTAGGGCGCACCGCCGCCAGCCGCACCGCCGCCACCGCTGGCCGCGCGCTTCTTCTTGCCCTCGCGGCACCACTGCTCGGCCTCGTTGATGATGTCCTCCATTGCGTCGGTCACTTCACCACCGTACAGGCTGAACTCCTGCACCTTCACGCGGGTCTTGCCGTTGTAGGTGTCGTTCACAAGCGTGACCCACACCGGGCGTCGGGTGAGCACACCCCAAGTCGCCTCAAAGTCCATCGCGTCCCACGGAGCCGTCTGACCGAGAGCCTTCGCAAGCTGCTGCACGCGCCAAGCGGCACGGTCGGACAGCGTGAGCGTGTCGTAGAACAGCCCGCGCACATCGGAGCCACCCTCGGGGTCGTCAACAACGCACCAGCGGGTGTCAATCTTGTCGTTTCCGGCGTTGGACTTGCCGTACTCGATGTCGGCGCACCAAACAAGCTTCTTGCCGGGGCGCACCTCGGGACGACGCTTGCCACCACCACCACCAGTGGTCGGGGCGTTCGGGTCTACCATGAATGCCATTTTTCTGTCCTCCTACTCGGGTTTTACTGTGCCGCCCGACGACGACGGGCGGGCTGCTGGTTGGGGTCGGGAGCCTCGGTGCGAACCGGGGCGGGCTGTGCGGTCTGCGGTGCCTGTTCGCCGTTCAGCTTGGCAAGCCACGCAGCCACGTTGGGCGTTTCAACCGGGTCAAGACCCGGAAGAGCCTTGGTCAGAAGCGTCGGTGGCCCCTGCAACAGCACTCGGTGCTGCACGGTCACGCTGCCGTCCTCTGCCTTGCTACGCTCACGGTAGACGTAGCCGACGAGAGAGAAGTAGCCAGCAATCTCGTTGGGCAGCTTCTTTCCGTCAAAAGACGGCTGCGTGAACCGCTGACCAGTGCCCTCATCGTTGTCGCTCGCGGCCAGCGCGATGCACACCACATGGAACGGAAGGTCGCGCACCGTGCGCACCAGCTTGCCCCAGTCCTGCAGCGTCAGCTGCTCTCCACCAACCTGCCCCTTGCGGCCAGCGATGATTTCATCACGCAGCATACGCTGCAGCTCGGTCAGGCTGTCGAGCACGATGGTTTCGCACCCGGTTTCCTTGGCGAGCGTGCCGTCCATCGCCGCCTTGAAGAAGGTGCGAACGGTGTCCATGTCATTTGCCTGCACCACCACTGCGTCGGGGTTGGCTGCGCGAATGGTCGGCAGTCCGTTGGCCTCGGTCAGCAGGTAGCACGGGCGCGGCGCGGTGCTCGCCGTGTGGGTCTTGCCTGCACCGCTGTCACCGTACAGCAATGCCTTGACCTTGACTTCCT